ATAGAAACACTGAAAATCGTATATATCATGAAGCTAAAGCAGAGATATATAATCAAAATGTAATAAAGCTCAACGAACTTGAAAATTGGAAAATTGGAGTTAATAGAGCACTATGGATCATTTTTGGTATATTAGCAACTGTTATTATCAGAATGCTAATAATGCACTCAGAAAAAATTACCCCTTAATATGAAAAAATTAAATATAGTTAATGCCATTAAAGAAGTATTAGCTGAAAAGAAAAGACCAGGCCTTTGGGCTAACATTAGAGCTAAAAAAGCTAGAGGTGAAAAACCTGCTCATAAAAATTCTAATGCACATAAAGATGCAGTTAAGGCCGGTAAGAAGATTAATAAATCTGAGACTAAAGGAGCACCATCAGGACACTATTTTACTAAGTCAGGTAATCTTGTAAAAGGTACTATGTCTGCAGATGCAAAAGAAAGAGGTGCTCGTAAAAGTGATCCAAAAGATAAAATGAGATCTAAAGTACCTAAAGCTACACAATTTAAAGAAGCTTCCGACCCTAAAGACTTAAAAGAAGAAGATTTTAATAATAAAGGACATATAGTTGCCAGAAATCTTATTGGTAAATTGAGAGCAACTACATTTAAAGAATTTAATGACGACGAACTAGAAGCATTTAGAAAAACAATAGCTAATGCTTTTGATTTAAAAGAAGGACTTTGGGCTAATATAAATGCTAAGAAAAAAGCAGGAAAGAAATCTTCTCATGGTAACTCTAATGCTCATAAAGATGCAGTTAAAGCAGGTAATAAGTTAAAGCATGAAACTGCTAACCCTCAAGACGGTAAAGCAGCACCTTATGGATCAGGATATAAAAAAGTAAAAGAAGGTAATGGTTATTACGAAGGAGACCTTCAATCTATGTCTGAAAAAGAAGGAGACAAAAAAGATAAAGAGCATCAAGGTTCAAACTACAAATGGCCGATGTCTAAAGCTACTAAAGATAGAAAAAAAGCTGATAAAAAAGCTAGTAAAAAATAATGAAATTAACTCTAGCACAACTCATAGGAGAGATCATAACTGATACTAAAGTTATTTGCGATAATTGTGGTTGGAGCTGGAACAAAAAAGACGGAGGAGATGATTTATATATTTGTCATAAATGTGACCATAATAATACCCCTCATGCTTTAGAGAACTTTAAAGACGGTAAGGTAAAAGGTAAAAGCAAACCAGGTAGAGTAAAAAAATCTGGTGCTAGTTGTAATGGTTCTGTAACAGACCTTCGCAGAAAAGCTAAGAATGCATCAGGTGAAAAAGCTAAAATGTACCACTGGTGTGCTAATATGAAATCAGGTAAGAAGTAAGTTTATGAGAATATCAAATACAGCTTTACATAAAGAACCTTATTTTTTAGATGCTACAGAAGACATAGCTACTCTCAAAGATTCAAGCTGTGTTGACTTATTTGACCAAAACGGTTACCACTTAACTAAAGCAGAACAAACATTTCTTTCCCGCAATGGATATGAAAAAATTGCTAGACGTCATGAAGATTGTCTTAGACAAGACTGGATAAAGTGGGATAAGAAAGAGGGAGCTCATATTAACCACTCAGATATATTTGAAAGAAAAGGTTTTGCAGATCAAGCATTAGAACAGCTTATAACTATAGCAGAGGAATATAATCCAATGTTGTATAAGCTTATAAAAATGAAACCCAAATGGGGAATAGATATCTCTATAGATTATGTCTCTAAAGATGCAGTATTTGAAGTATTTCATTACGAATGGGATTCTTTTAATTATGAAGAATTAGTAGAAAAAAAGTATGAGATTGAAAATTTAGTTCTTAAATTAGACTGGGATACAGTTGCATTAGAACTTTGGAATGTAAAAGAAGAATGGATTAATTTAGACTTTTTCGACCAAACAAAATGGAGAACAGATTACTTTGATCTATCACCAGAAAAGTTCAAGAACGCTATTTGGGAGAGCTGATCTATTTATATATATACGTATTTAAACTTATTTACAAATGACTTATCAAGAGCTAACTGACCGTTTAACTAAATGTGAAAGCACTATAGAAAACTTTAAAAACGGTTCATACAATAGTTTACCACCGACTAAGGCTAAACAACAGTTAAAAAAACTTACTGTGTTAAAAGAATCTCTACAGAAGCAATTATTAGAAGCTACTAAAAAGACTTACTTAGTTACTCCTAAATCAGGAGAAACATCCGCTCTATCTTTAGATGATAAAGAAGTGGATGCATTAGAAGACGCAGATGACATTGAAGGAATTAAAGGAGCAGATGGAGCAGAAGTAAAAGAAATGACAGATGATGAATTTACAGATGCACAACAAGCTACAAGACTTGATAAACATCCTGAGAGTGAGATGATAAAAAAGATTCAAGCATTAATTGCAGGTGAAAAGAGTAGTCAAAATGAAGCTGAGGAAGATAGTCATATAAACACAGCTGAAAAATTGCAAGCAATAATAGCAAATAATAAATCAAACGAAGATACAATTAAAGAAGCACCAGACGGTGTACACTACATAAAGGTAGAAACAACTGAACTAATGGAAGCATTAGGTATTTTGGAGTTTGCTTTTGGTGATAGTAGAGTACATTTTGAATTAAATGACCCTAACATTATATACATTCACGGTGCTGATAATGGAGACATGCATGATGCAGTAGAAGAACTACAGCAAAAAGGTATCATCATAGATGAAACTAGTATAGATGACGAACTTCAAGAAGCAGACATAAATGATCCAGTGCTTATGAAAATGAGAGCAGCAAAAACTAAAGCATCTCAAGCTAATCATCCTGATACTAAATTTGCAGTAGGTAGAAAAAATAACATACAGAGAGATGCTAAGATAAAAGATCTTGAAGCTAAAAGAGTTCTAGTATTGAGAGATATGGAACAGGAAGCTGAACCAGAAGGAGGTCCAATAGCTGATAAATATGGATCGGTACTAAATAAAATAGATCAAGTACTTCATAAACTTAGAGGTACTAAAAACGAAGAAGCAGAAATAGAAGGAAATCAAGATGGGGATGACGAGGCCTTATCACCAGAAGAGTTAGCAAATAAACATGCTGGATCTCCTATGCGAGAAAAAGAAGACGATTTAGATGTTGGTCATCAAGATGATGAGCCTAATATGTTAAAATCTTCTGCTATGGAAACAGCAGAATATGCTGCTAAACTTTATAAAAAATTAGATAAATACGACCAACATGATGGAGAAGTAGACTTTCCAAATTGGTGGCAAAAGAAACTTATCTTAGCTAGAGAGTATATGTCAGCAGCATATCACTATCTAGACTCAGAAGAGAAACAACCAGCTTTAGATCAATTAGCCTTAGAAAGCGTTGTTAAAGAAGGTAGGGGTGATATGGAAAGGATTGTCGACCTTATTAGCGATAAAGCAGCTGAATCGGGACTTAGCCCAAAAGAAGAGGCAATGGAGGTAATGGAAGCTATCGGAGAATATTACGAGATAAACTTTGAATACGGGAGAATATCAGAAGATGTAGATGAAAACGTAGATAAAGTAGCAGGAGGGTACCCTTACAGAGTAGAGGGTAATAAAGCAATTATTACTGAGCCTATGGATGACTCCACTAAAGAGAGTATGATTCATAGAGCTAAATCAGCAGGATATCATGCAGCACCTAATATGGCAGGAGGTATTACTATTACCTTAAAGAAAGGTACATATGAAGAAATAAACGAAGATGCTGGACGAGACTTCGATGAGATATTTGGAGCACTAGGGTACAGACAAGGATTCGATGAATTTATAGAAGATAACCCAGGAGCAGCAGAAGTGCTACATAATTGGATAGGAAGTATTAACACTTTCAGAGAAACATTATCTCAAGAGTACGATAAAGATGAATTAGAGAGAATGGGATTTTACGATATGGACGATAACTTTGATGAATCAAAACAACACCCTTCTAAAGGGTATAGAGGAGGAGCTAAAAAGATACAAAAAGCTCACGATTTAGTAGTATCACTGATGAAAGATCTTGCTAAGAAGTATAGAGCAGGAGATAAATCAGTAGTAGACCAATTAAAGACTCTAACAATCACTAAAAAGAAATTAGAAAAACAATTAGACCAAGCAGTAGCAAACACAAATACAGATCAAGATTTAGATATTAATGAAGAGAAATCTACTTGCTGCGGTAAATGCGGTAGAAAGCACGTTAAAGGAACTAAGTGTAAAACTCCATATTTAAAAGGTAAAGATCACTGTAGAACTAAATAGTAATATATGAAGGTAAGAGACCTAAAAAGCATTATACTAGAAGCATACGAAGAGGTTCTAACAGAGGGACTACTAGATGAACTAGAAGAGGCTGAAGAAGAAGATACCCCCACAGAGGAACCGGATATTGAAGATGCTGGAGCTCCTGAAGGAGAGGATACACCAGAATCTGAACCAGGAGGAGAAGCAGAATTAAAAGATTCTACAGATGAAATACTTGGCAAATTTCCTACTCTCAAACAAGCAATCATTAAACTACAATCAGAAGATTTTACTGAATTTGTAGAGTCTATAGATTGGATATCACCAAGACCGACAGCTTTTAGAATTAACTTAAAGAATGGTCAAGATTACGAATTAAAATGGACTGGTAAAACATTTCAAGCTACTATTTTAGGTAAGCGGTATTTTATAAATAAGATAAGTGAGTACCAACAAGCATTAGACAAACTAGCTCGTTTATACTCAGAGTCACCTATGAAGGGAGCAGGAGAGACAAGCGAAGCTGATGGAATAGATGACGCATCAACAGGAGGAGGAGACTTTCCAGGAGAAGACGGTGGAGCATCAGGCGGAGATGAGCCTGCAGGAGGGGAAGAAGATTTCTCAGCAGGAGATGATACTGGAGGAGAAGATTTATCAGGAGAACCAGTAGATTTTGAAGCCGGAGAAGAACCAGAAGCATAATGAACCTTACAGATAAAGTCATACTAGAATGGTCCTATAAGACCAGTAAAGGATATCCTGACATTAATAGTCAAGAGGATATAGCTTTATTTGAATCTATGTTTGGTTTTAATTTAAATGAGGGAGATTTTAATATCTTATCTTTCGGAGACTTAAAAAAATACGGAGGTCCTAGATTAAATAAACTTTATACTTTAATCGATGCAGGTACAGCTATAGAATTAGCATCTGGAAAAGAAGAACCAATTACATTTGCAAAACCTGAATATGCGGACTTATTTAAAAATTCTGACATAGGAGCAATTAAGCAGTTAGGAGGATCAAGAGTAAATACTTTTCCATTTTTTATAGATAATAATAAAAAACCCTTAAATATAAACGACCTACTTAAATCAGTACCATTTGGAGGAAAAGGAAAAGGTACAGGGACTGAAAAAGAAGATATTGCTTTAGCAGGTATTAATCAAGAATTAAACACTAGCGGACCAATTAACGTCCATGTTATAGGAAATACATATAAAGGTATTACTAAAGCAGAAACAGTTAAAGGAGTACCAAAAGCTGATTTTACTCTTAACACAGAAAACGGACCTGTAGTATTCTTGTCACATAAAGATGGATCTACTGCTAAAGACTTTCAACAATATGGAGGTTTTAAAGGATTAGAAGAATATAAAGAAGTAAAAGCCTTTGTAGAAAGCGTACGTACTGCTACAAATGGAGAATTAGTAGGAAAACAGTCTTTCAAAAGAGCACTACTATCAGAAGAAGTTAAAAGGAAAGCTGTATATGGTTTAGGCTTTGGAGATAAAGAATTTCATAATAACAACTGCCAAGCTATTCTGCAAGGACCAGTTAACTTTGAAGCACAAGAATCAGGAGATTACACAATAACAAGTAATCACCAAGTATCAAACCCGGATATACCATCAGGGTTATACGAACCAATGTTATATGTAACGTTTAGAAGCGATAGAAACAATATGGGAATTAAAAATGCTAGATTTGGTATTTACCCGGCTGACTATAAGCCCAACGCTACCGATATTTAATAAGTTATGGCACAAGACATAAAAAAAATAATTGCACAGGAGTATATCAAGTGTGCAAAGGATCCGGCGTACTTTATGAGAAAGTATTGCTTTATACAACACCCCAAAAGAGGTAGAATACTATTTAACTTATACCCATTTCAGGATAAAGTACTTCATTTATTTAGAGACGAGCAGTTTATTATAACTCTTAAATCAAGACAGTTAGGTATATCAACATTAGCTGCAGGATATTCTCTATGGCTTATGTTATTTCATAAAGATAAGAACGTTTTAGCTTTAGCAACAACTCAAGCTACAGCCCGTAACCTAGTGACTAAGACTACTTTTATGTATGATGAGTTACCAAAGTGGTTGAAACTACCTGCAGTAGAGAAAAATAAACTGTCATTAAGACTTAAAAACGGATCTAAAATACAAGCTAAATCATCTAATGCTGATGCAGCAAGATCTGAAGCAGTATCTCTCTTATTAATAGATGAAGCTGCTTTTATAGATAATATTGAAGAAACCTTCGCAGCAGCACAACAAACATTAGCTACCGGTGGGCAGTGTATGGCACTATCTACTCCTAATGGAATTGGGAACTGGTTTCATCTAACTTGGGAAAAAGCAGAAACAGGAGAAAATTCATTTCTACCAGTAAGACTTCCTTGGACAGTCCACCCTGAAAGGGATCAAGCATGGAGAGAAATACAAGATAGAGATCTTGGACCTAGAATGGCAGGACAGGAATGTGACTGTGACTTTTTAGCATCAGGTGATACTGTATTCGAACCAGAGGACATGGCTTTTTATGAAGAAACTTATCAAAGAGATCCTTTAGAAAGAAGAGGAGTCGACGGTAACTTATGGGTATGGGAAGCACCTGATTATACTAAATCCTACATGGTAGTAGCTGATGTAGCTCGAGGAGATGCAACTGATTATTCTGCTTGTCATGTATTTGATATAGAAACATGTACTCAAGTAGCTGAATATAAAGGTAAGCTATCCCCTAAAGATTTCGGTAATTTTTTAGTAGGACTAGCATCAGAATACAACGAAGCATTACTTGTATGTGAAAATGCAAATATTGGCTGGGCTACTATAGAACAGCTATTAGAAAGAGAATATAGAAATATATACTACAGTTCAACTTCAAATACAGAATCAGTAGAGTCATATATGAATAAGTATGAAAGAGATAAACTTGTCCCTGGTTTTACCATGTCTATGAGAACACGTCCTTTAGTAATAGCTAAGATGATAGAGTATGTTAGAGAGAAATCAGTAATAATTCAATCTAAACGTCTTATGTCTGAAATGAGAGTATTTGTATGGAAAAATGGAAAAGCTCAAGCACAGGTTAGATATAATGATGATTTACTTATAGCATGCGCTACTGCTCTATATGTAAGAGATACAGCATTAAAATTAAGACAGCAGGGAATGGATTTAGCTAGAGCACAGCTATCATCCTTTAATAATTTAAACTCTAGAAACCAAGCAATTGTACGAACAGTTGGTAGTCAGATGGATAATCCGTATCTTATGAAGACGAACGGCGGCGATGAAGACATCTCGTGGTTAATTAAATAGAACTATTTATATATATAAAACTTAACCGTAATGGCGGACACTTCTTTATTCGGTAGGCTTAAAACTTTATTTGCTTCAGACGTTGTAATAAGAAACGTAGGAGGAGATCAATTAAAAGTCGCCGACATTAATCAAATCCAGACTACTGGTAAATACCAAACTAACTCACTTGTTGATAGGTTTAGTAGGTTATACATTTATAATAATAAGAATATATTTAATCCTAATCTGAACTATCAGACATTGAGGATTCAACTATACTCTGATTATGAAGCAATGGACACTGACCCTATTATAGCTTCAGCATTAGACATATTAGCTGATGAAGCTACTATAAAAAATGATCAAAACGAGATTTTAGGAATTAAATCTTCAGATGAAAATATTCAAAAAGTCCTATATAATTTATTTTATGATGTTTTAAACATTGAATTTAACTTATGGTCATGGACTAGAAACATGTGTAAGTACGGAGACTTTTTCTTAAAGCTAGAAGTAGCAGAGAAGTTCGGCGTATACAATGTTTTACCTTATACTATATACCACATGGTAAGAAGAGAAGGAGAAGATCCTGAAAATCCTACTAAAGTAGTATTTCAATTAGACCCAGACGGTTTAGCTTCTTCTCAAAACCCTAACTACTTACCTAAAAGAAAAGCAGATGATAGAATAGTAGAGTTTGACAACTACGAAGTAGCTCATTTCAGGTTAATATCTGATACCACCTACCTTCCCTATGGTCGTTCTTATTTAGAACCTGCTAGAAAGATACATAAACAAGTTACTTTAATGGAGGATGCTATGTTAATTCATAGAATCATGAGAGCTCCAGAAAAGAGAATGTTCTACAT